AACTATTTATTAATTAAAAGAAATCATGTCAGAATTAACACAAAATATGCAGAATTTCGGAAAGATTAAAGACTTGTTCAATTCAATATTAGTTGAGGGGATGATCACGAAAGATAAAGCTAAGAAGCTAGTCTTCAAGAATTATGTTGATGCGATAAATGAGAATAGTATTTTAAAAACACAATTCTTGGTTTATACAAACATAGAAAATAAAATCGAATCTGATGAATCAAAAGCACTTCTTTTCGTAAAAGAGAATATTAATTTATTTTCAAAATTCAAAAAAAAGGATATCATTGAAGCTAATTTAAAGTTATCAAAATCAATTCTTTTCGATAAAGAAATACAAACTGAAAATGCTGAGCTTTATGAAAACATTTCTAAGCTAATCTTCACAAGTAAGAATCCAGATACTATTGATATAATAGTAGATGCTACTAGTAATGTAGTTAAACATATTCTTAACAACAAACCAAAAGAAATTAATGAACGTATTGATTTACCAAATAGTATGATAAGTACCATGATGGTTGATAAATACAATGAAAAATATTCAAGTTTAGATGAATCAGAAAAACAAGTGTTAAAAGTTTTAATTGATTCTAATGATGAACAAAAGAAAAGCGTTTATTCCAATACACTTAGAGAGTGTATCGATTTGATTAATGAAAAGCTTACTACTAGCGATTTAGAGGCTAAAGACAAATTATTAAGAGTGAAGGATAAATTGTTAAATGACAAGCAAGACATCAATGAAGACTTCATAAAGAATATTTCTAAACTGGTTGAATTGAGGGGTAGTTTGAAAAATAATTAATCCAAATTTAAAAATGTTATGGAAAAGGTTAGTGAAAATATTTTAAAGTTAAGAGAATTAACTGAAAAAATAAGCAAGACAGATCGCAAAGAAGACGAGTATAAGATTCTTGTCAAAAAATTAAAACAAATTGTTGATGAGGGGAAGAGTCAAATTCATGAGTCTACAACATCACAATCAAAGATAAATTGTTACGAAAAAATGTGTTCAATGATAACATCAGTGCTAAGTACCGTAAAAGTTAAATAGTTATGTCAGATGAAAAAGATAGCTGGGGAGATTACAGCAAACTTGTTCTAAAAGAATTAGAACGTCTTAATGAAAGTCATGAGAGGATGAGAGGAGATATGGATACTAAATTCAACGAACTTAATCAAAAATTAAGTGAAGTTAAAAATATAGAACCTAAACTCATTGCTCAAAGTAATTGGATGGAAAAGGTTACTGATGTTTGGTCACCTACTCAAATGAAAGAAGCTAAGGATGAGATATATAAACAAAAAACTCGTTGGGCTGCTGCTATAGCAATAATCACATTTGTACAAATCGCTATTGGAATCGCTATAGCTGTGTGGGGTAAGATAAGATAGGACTTGACACATTGAAAAATTTTCACTATACTTGTGTATAAATACCAGGCATTATGAAGACAGGAAAAGAATTAAAAATCAACAACTTTAAGAATTATAACGTAGTTTTTGGAAGTGTAAATAATAAACACCCAAAAGCTGTTTATATTAATATTTCTGCTTGGGCCGAACCCAATGATGAGAATGAAATAAATTATACAAGAGTTATTCGAGATATCAATAAAAAGACCAAACAGGTATTGTTTAATATCTTTGATACTGATTCTCAAAGTGAATTTTTAAAGGATAGAACAATTGTTGATCTTGATATACGAGAATCTGGTATACGATATGGAAAACGTAGCTTTATGAATTGTGAAATGACCTTGTTTTTAAATACAGAAATTCAAGTTAATTCAGAGTTGATGAAGGATATGTTAGATGACATAGTTAAGTCAGTCATTTCATTGGTATTTGAGGATAATCGATCATTCAAATTCTATAAGAAAAAGAAATAAATCAATTAATTAAAGCCCTATTCATATGAATGGGGCTTTTTTATTTATCTGGTATATTTATATCTATAAGCTAGCAAATTATGGATATCAATTACGAAAAGATAAAAACATTAAAACGTGGAGAAGTTGGATTTGGTTATCTGATTGAACACGATGCTGGTTACATCAGCCCTGATGAACCAAGAAATCAAGTTTTTATCAATGAATTAAAGAAGCTAGAAACAGGTAAACTGGTAATAGTTGAACCGCTTGTTGTATATGTAATTTTACAAAAATACGGTATCTTAAATCGTAATGGAAGAGTTTATCCAGAAGCTATTTTAAAAAGACAAAACGAACTTTATCAAAGAGTAATTAGAGAAAGAGGTGCAGTTGGAGAATTGGATCACCCAGAATCATCAATCATTTCTGGTGATAGAATATCACACAATATTATTGAAACATGGTGGGAAGGTCATACTCTTATGGGTAAAATGGAAATTCTCATGAGTCCTGGTTACATCAATTTTGGGATCATATCTTGTAAGGGTGATGCTGTTGCTGATTTATTAAGACACCGAATTAAAATTGGTGTTTCATCTAGAGGTGTTGGAAGTTTAGTTGAAGGTAAGAATGGTGAACAAATTGTTCAAGATGATTTCGAAATCATTTGTTGGGATGTTGTAACTGCTCCATCAACACCAGATGCTTGGATATTCAAGAACATTGAAGATGCTAAACCATACGTTGAAGGTTTTGAATCTAAGAAGTTGATGGTTAAGGAGAACTTAAAAGATAATTTAGACAAATTTTTACTTGATTAATTAAGATATTTTGAAAAAAAATACTGGAATTATGGTTTTTCGTAAAATAACACATATTTATTATCAAATGAGGTAAATATCTCATTCGATTATTTATCTAATAAATAAAATAAAAGAAAAAATGGCAGAAAAAAAATCAATACTTGAAGAAGCGTTACTTGATATCAAAAATATCAACAATGCTTTAAATGCCAACACAAAAGAAATACTTCGTAGCGTTGCTAGAGAAGAAATTGATAGTGTGGTGAAAGAATCTCTTGTTAAAGAGGTTTATGAAGAAGAAGATTTAGATCAACCAGAAACAGACAATTTAGGAATGGATGCTGATGCAGCTACATCTGACGTTGCTGCTACAGGTGGAGATGAATCTCAAGAAGGTGGCTTAGATGACATCCAAGGCTCTGAAGAAGTGGCTCCAACAATGGAACCAGAAACTGGAATGAACGCTGATGCGTTAGGTGGAGAGGAAATGGATATGACTACAGCATCTGATGATGATGTTATCGCAATCTACAAGAAATTGAGTGGCGAAGATGAAATCGAAATCGTTGGTGACGAAATTCACCTAAACATCTCTGAACCAGGAGAATATGTTGTTAAAGCTGCTGATGCTGAATCGGCTGTTGGAGCAGAACCAGAAATGGGAATGGACCCAACTAGCGATGTAGACTACGAAATCGAAATGGGTGATGAAGAAGGTGGTGCTGAACAAGCTCCAGCTGATTTAGTATCTGTTGATGATGAAGAAGGTGCAGGGGAAGAAGAAACTGGAGTAGATGCTGGTCAAGAACCAGAAAATGCTTCAGGAGATGAAGAAGAAAAAGAAGAAGAATTAACAGAAGCAATTCCAGTTGGTTCAGGTCAAGCTCACAGAATGCCTTACAAAGCCAATCTTGGTCAACCAAAGGGTGCTGGTGCTGATAATCTTAAAGAATCAAAATCTTCAAATTTAGTTTTAGAAACTACAAAAAAATATAATGCTTTATTAACTGAGTCTAAAAAGATGAAAGCTGAGAATGAACAATTCAGAGCTGCTCTTAAACAATTTAGAAACAAGTTGGTAGAAACAGTGGTGTTCAATTCAAATCTTACATATGTAACGAAATTGTTTATGGAACATTCAACCACTAAAGGTGAAAAACAAAACATCATCAAGAGATTTGACGATGAAGTTAGCAGCCTTAAAGAATCACAAAAGCTTTACAAAACTATTGTTAATGAATTGGGAAATAGAAAACCAATTAATGAGTCAGTAGAAAATAAAATAATCAAAGAGGTTACAACTGGTGCTTCAAAACAATTAACTGAACACACTGCGTATGTTGACCCATCAACTAAAAGAATCATGGATTTGATTAATAGAGTTGAAAAAAGACAACAATAAGAATAATAAAAATTAAAAACAAATAAAACTATGTCACATTTATTAACATCTGGACAAGTGGGTAACATCGGATTGAACCACATGAAAGCTATCCGTAAAGAAACCCAAGCAAAATGGGATTCATTAGGATTCCTTGATGGTCTTAAAGGCCACGTAAAAGAAAACATCGCTCAATTATATGAAAACCAAGCGTCTACATTATTAACTGAGTCTACAACAGCAACATCTTCTGGTTCTTTCGAAACAGTTGTGTTCCCAATTGTACGTAGAGTTTTCTCTAAATTATTAGCTAACGATATCGTATCTGTACAAGCTATGAACATGCCAATTGGTAAATTGTTCTACTTCGTTCCACAAACATCTAGCCGTGTTGACGCTGCTGGTGTTGCTGGTAGCGATTACTCTCCAGCTGCATCTACAGATGTATATGGCACAACATATTCAGCTCACACTGGATTGAATGGTGAACATAATGGAGTTGCTACTGCTGCTGCGTTGCCAGTTGCTGTAACAAAAGCTAGTACACCACTTACACAAATGCAAGCTAAAAACTTGTACGATGCATTCTACAATGATGGATTGTTCGACAATTCTAAAGGTACAATGACAATCGTTGCTATCCACTCATCTTCACTTAATGCTTACACATTAGGAAACGATGGTTCATATTCAGCAGCTGCTGGCTCTTCAACATTGCCAACTTCAACTGATGGATCAGTAAGAGAAATCATCATCGGTCTTTCTGGTTTTTCTGGCGGTGCTGGATCAAACGGAAGAGAAGTATTAACTGGTCCAGACGGTAACAACATGGATACAGAATCATTCTTAGCTTCATTGCACGTTACAACAACAAATGCAATTAAAGATCAAGATAACAACGTTATCATCGCTGCTAACAGAGAAGTTCCATTCAGATTGGTAACTCAACAATACGGTAAAGGTATCGTAACAGGTTCTGGTGCTTTAACAGACGGAACAGGTGTTTGCTACCTTGCATTAGACTTGAGACACCCAGTTGGAACAACTGCAAGTGGAACAGTTAACGCTGGAACTGCTACATATGACGGATATGTTGGTGCATCTGCAACTACAGTATCTGCTTTCACAACCACAGCTGACTTAGTGTTCGCTTGGGCTGAATACAAATCATTAGAACTTGAAACTGAATTGGGTGAAGTATCATTCAAATTGGATGAAGTTGTTGTAGCTGTAGAAGAAAGAAAATTACGT